CTATGAAATTAATTTTAGACAAGAAGTCCTTAACAAAGCTTTCTACTATCAGGCAAAAACTATCTTGCTTTACGGACACTCTTTTAAAGCCAGTAAAGAAACTATTGAACAACAAACTTTTACTAGCAACTTCAATCATCATTACGATCTTATTGTTGTTAGTAATCTTTTAGAAACTGTACCCTTAGATTACTTAAGCATAGTAATTAAAGATATATTCAGCTATTCAAGTAAGCATGTTATGGTAATACTAAATTATAAAGCCGATATGTATCAACCCATCATTAAACAACTAAGCAAATACCCAAGACACTCCTTTTATTTTAATGCTATCTGAACCACAAAAACAAGTATGCTTATCTAATAAGAGATTCAGAGTCCTAGTTACAGGAAGAAGATTTGGCAAGACACATTTATGCCTTACTGAGATACTTAGAAAAGCTAGGTTTGCAGATAACGGAAAGATATTTTATGTGAGTCCTACTTACCGAATGAGTAAGGAGATCATGTGGAAACAACTCAAGAAAAAAGTCAAAGAATTAAGGTGGGTTAAATATATTAACGAAACAGAACTAACTGTAGTCTTAATTAATAATTGTCAGATTAGTTTAAAGGGTGCGGACAAGTCAGCAGATAATCTTAGAGGTGTTGGTCTTAATTTTCTTGTACTGGACGAGTTCTCAGACATACCAGAGGAAGCATGGAGTGAAGTTCTTAGACCTACCATTTCTGACAAACATGTTAATGGTGAGGTGTTATTTGTAGGCACACCCAAAGGAGTTGGTAATTGGTCATTTGATATGTACCAAAAAGGTAAGTCAGGTGATCCAGAGTGGGAGTCATGGAAGTTCACTACAGTAGAAGGTGGACAAGTAGAACCACACGAGATTGAACAAGCAAAAAAAGATTTAGATGAGAGAAGTTTTAAACAAGAATACTTAGCTTCATTTGAAACATACTCAGGCGTAGTCTATTATAACTTTGACAGAGAGAACAATGTTAAGCCTTGTAAATATGATCCACAAGCTATTATCCATGTGGGCTTAGACTTTAACATTGATCCAATGTCAGCTTGTTTATTTCATTTAAAGAATAATGTAGCAGAGTTCTTTGATGAGATAGTTATTTACTCCAGTAACACAGATGAATTTATTGATGAGTTATTAGGAAGATATCCTAAGAATAAGATTGTAGTTTATCCTGATCCAGCTTCAAGACAACGCAAGACTTCTGCCGGTGGAAGAACTGATCTTACTATCTTGACCAACGCTGGTTTTAATGTTAAATGTAAATCTACTCATGCTTTAGTTAGAGATCGGATTAATAGTGTCAATTCAAGATTGAAGAATTTTGATGGTTCAAGGAATATATTTATTGATCCCTCTTGCAAAAACCTTATTAATTCGTTAATGAAACAAATGTATAAAGAGGGTACGAATATACCTGAAAAAACTGGACACGATCATATGACAGACGCACTAGGTTACGGCATAGAATATATCTTCCCTATTTCAAGTACACTTCCACCTTCACAACCCAAGAGATTCAGCTAATGGCATATTCAAGACAAGAAATTCTAAAACAACACGATCATTACAAAGCATTTGCAGACAGATGGCAATATTTTATCCGTTCTTATTTGGGTGGGGAAGAATACAAAGAAGGTAAGTTCCTACAAACCTACAACCTAGAACTAGAGAATGAGTTTTACAAACGATTAAAATTCACTCCATTAGATAACCATTGTAGAAATGTAGTTCATATTTATTCATCATTCCTATTTAGAATCAAACCCACTAGAAATCTTGGTTCATTAGAGCAAGACTCTACCATTAATATGTTCTTAGATGATGCTGATTTAGAAGGTAGATCATTCTCTCATTTGATGAGAGAGTTGCAAACTTACGCTAGTGTTTATGGTCATTGCTGGGCTATCATGGACAAACCAAACTCCAATGCAAGAACTAGAGCAGAAGAATTAAACCAAGAGATTAGACCTTACTTAAATATCTATACACCTGAGAATATTGTGGATTGGAATTACACCAGAGCAACTTCAGGAAAATATTACTTAGATTATTTAAAGGTTAGAGAACACAAAGATAGCCAAAAAGAAATATATCGTGTTTGGCACTTAGACAGAATTGATACCGTTAGATTGAACAGCGTAGGTGTTACTGATCCTGTGGTTATAGACTCTGTTGATAATCCTTTAGGACAAATCCCAGCAGTTATTTTATTCAATCAAAGAAGTCCTATGAGAGCAGTAGGTGTTTCTGATCTAACAGATATAGCTGACTTACAAAGAGCAATCTATAATGAGTTATCTGAGATTGAACAATTAATTAGATTATCCAATCACCCTTCCTTAGTTAAGACTAGAGATGTTGATGCTTCTGCTGGTGCTGGTTCTATTATTGAAATGCCAGACAACATTGATCCAGCTTTAAAACCTTATATTCTACAACCATCTGGACAGAACTTAGACTCAGTATTAAAAACTATTGCCATGAAGGTAGATGCTATCAATAGACTATCTCATGTGGGTGCAGTTAGAAGTACCAGCGAAAGAGTAGTGTCCGGTGTTGCACTTAGAACAGAGTTTCAATTACTTAATGCAAGACTTGCTGAGAAAGCAAACTTAATGCAATTAGCTGAAGAACAAATTTGGAGATTGTACGCAAGATGGCAAGACAAATCTTTTGATGGGGAAATCATATACCCTGATTCATTTGATCTTAGAGATTGGGCAACTGATTTAGAAGTATTACAACAAGCCAAAGCATCTAACATTAAATCAGATACTTTCACTAAAGAATTAGATAAACAAATAGCTAGAACAGTTATTGAAGATGATGAAGTATTATCTAAAATTGATGAAGAAATAGACCAATCAACTACAAGGCTTGGAGAGTTTCCACAGACACCGATAACTACTCCTAGAATTTAATCATGGCAAAGAGTCTTATTGAAAGACTTGGTGAGTATAGACAAGGAATAACCACTTCTTTAAGCGATCAACATGAAGCCAGAATGTTGCGTACCTTAGAACGATTAGAGAGAGATGTTGTAAAAGACATAGCAAGATTACCCACTAAGAACGGAGTTTTGTTTAATACTAAATTAGCAATAGAACTTAGACCTAAGATTAAAGGTTACATGGAAAATACATATTTAAAAACAGTACAATCCAATGTGGCTGAGTATGATAAGATTGCTGGTTCAGTTGTAGCTACTTATGGAAAACTTCCTATACCCGATGAGTTTAAACAAATAACTGAATTAGACTTAACAACAGTTAATCAATTAAAGAAGCAAGTATTTAATCAATTTGAAGATTTGGGTAATGAGTTTGTAAGCACTCTATCAGATGAAATATATCAATCCACTTTAGTAGGAAGATCCACAGACAAAGTAATTGAAACAGTTAGTGGACAGATTAATGGTATCTATCAAAACAGTAACAATTCAGAAGCACAAGAACTTGTTGATTTTATCAATTCTGAAAAACTAAAAGGAATTACAGGAACAGCAGAAGTAACCACAGCAATATCTAGGCTACAAACTATCTACGGAAGGGATAGGTTAGGAAACAATTTAAGAAGATACACCAATCAAATAGTTCAAGATTCTATTATGGGTTTTGATGGTCAGTTTGCAAAGTTTAGAGCAGATGAAATAGGGCTAACTTATTTTACATACACAGGATCTACGATAAGGGATAGTAGGGATTTTTGCAGATCACATGTTGGCAATACATATTCAACTAAAGAAATTAGTAGCATATGGGGTTCACAATCTTGGTCTGGTAAATCACAAGGAGATCCATTTGTAGTAAGGGGTGGTTATAATTGCAGACACCATTGGCAACCTACTGATCCTAGCTGGAATAAAATAGATGATGAAATACCAACAGTTGGGGAAGAAATTGCTCAAAACACCAATATATTTGGAGAAGTGTCAGAGCAAGAATCTAGCTTGCTTCCTATAGCATTTGGCACTATACAAACATCATTTACTAGGGCAATTAGCAAGTTGCCAAAAACAGAAAAAATAATACCCAAAAGCAAAAGTGCTTGGTATCAAAGAAATGAAGACACCATTGCTTTGCAAGGGGTTGACATGAATAATCACAAACTAAAAGACACATTTGCACATGAATATGGACACAGAATAGATCATAAAATGTCCAAATACTTGCTTGCTAATAATAAAACAAGAGATAGAATATTTGCCAAAGAATTAAAGGAGAACCCTTTGCTTATAGAATATATAGCTGGAGATAGGAACGCAAGTAACATAAGTAATTTTGCATCTGCATCTATTTCATCTGATAGGAAAAAAATTAGAAAATATATCCCTTTAGCCAAAACAGAATATATGAACGATTTGGTAAAAATAGCAAACCTATCAGTTAAGGGAAAATCTTTAGGAAATAAAGAAGTCAGAGATGCAATAGAAAAGATAATTGCAAGCAAAAACTTTCCGTTAAAAATAGATGAGATAAAAGCATTGTTATTAGATAAAGGAATCACATATGACTTAACAGATCGCAATACTCTTGATTTTATTTTACAAACAAAACACAAAGTACTTTCAGCATTAAATAACAAATCAGTTTTAAGAAATGTTAATAATGTAAGTTATGGTAAATTTGCAGATTACTTAGGTGCTATTACTAATAATGAAATGGGCTGGGGACATAGTATGGGATACTATGCAAAATATCCAACAACTTTAGTTAAAGGAGTAAGAACAGGACATAGTTTAGAAGCATTTGCTAATTATACTGCACTATTAAATAGTAAAAATAAAGTCGCATATAGAAAGATGATGGAACACTACGCAAAAGATACAACTAAAGCATTTGATGAATTAATGGAAAGATTAGATAGAATATGACATTTTTTGAAACCTACAAAAGGTATGTAGAAAAATTTGAAGAATTTAGCATCATCAATCTTAGTGATGAACAGGAAGAAAATTTAATGCTACTTATGAATATAGCATTAGATCAAAACAAACTCATTCCTAAAGAAAAATTGATTGATGTGCTAGGTGTAGATGAGGACGATCCAAATATATTGATTTAATAAATTTGTATTGATATTTAATAAATAAACCTATAAGGAGTAATACAATGAACGAGGAACAAAACAAGAACTCGGTGGAACAAACTCAAGTTCCTACAAAAAATGAGGAAATAGTTACTGAAGTTTCTAGCGAAGCTAAGGTGGACTCTAAGGCTTTT